ATAGAACCAAATTTACTACGGGCCTGACCTAACATTTGTTTGCAAGTTCCAAGTGTATAGTCTCTTAACCATTGTTTAGCATATGGATCTTGTAATAAAACCCAATCTGGACGATAATTATAACTTTGTATTAAAATTTGCTCGCCTTGCGCAAACGGACGTTGTAAAATATCTAAAATATGGCTAGTAGGTTTCCATAAAAATTCAATGTAACTACCAAACATACGTCCGACTAATTTTTGATAGCCAGCAAATGCATCATAAGTTGCCAAACCGCCCATCATACTACCTGACATCAGATATGTGTTAGTGTAAGCTAAGTTGAACGGCTCAAATAAAGTGCCGCCTGCGCCAATACCACTTCTTGAGCCAATAGCTCTACGAAATACTTGACGAACTGTAATAACTTCATCTGGCAATCTGTATTCGTTTTGATCCTGTATTAGTTCTAAGAATAAGTAGCTTTCTTCCACAGCATTTGGGCTACGCTGACGATATTTTGTAAGTGCTTTATCTAGTGCCGTTTCGTAGTGTATCGGATCTAGCTCTACTTCAACCATGCCATCACCTAGCATAGTTTTTACATAAGAAAAAACTGCATTTCTTTCGTCAGTTGATGTACTTTGAGTGCTTGTTGGTAAGGTATCAGCCATAATGTTTACTCTCTTAGTATATTTAGCTAACGATAAATATGTTACTATGCCACGTTTATCACTTTACAAACCAGAAAAAGGTGCCGACTATAAATTTATAGATCGCAATGCTAGCGAGATGTTTCAAGCTGGCGGTACTGATGTTTATTTGCACAAATATTTAGGTACTAATAATACTGCTGAAAATGCCACTGCAGACAAACCAGTATACGCCAACACTAGTGTCACAAACATACAGGATTTACTATTCTTAGAAAATCGAGATAGCACATATGATAAAGAAATATACAGAATCCGAGGAATGTATAATGTACAAAATATTGACTTTAATTTAAGTCAATTTGGCTTGTTCATCGACAACGATACACTTTACATGACTGTGCATATTAACGATTTTATCAAATATATAGGTCGTAAACCGATCAGTGGTGATGTAATAGAGTTGCCGCACTTGCGTGACGATTTTGCTCTTAATGATTTTGACGTAAGTTTGCCACGCTACTATGTTATTGAAGATGTAGGGCGTGCTAGTGAAGGATTTAGTGTCACATGGTATCCACATTTATATCGATTAAAAATTAAAAAGATTGTTGACAGTCAGAAATATGCAAGTATCTTCAATGAACCAGCAAAGGATGCTAACGGTGACCCTACTAACCTGACACTAAGAGATTTATTGAGTACATATAACAAAGAGTTGTCTATTAATGATCAAGTAATTGCACAAGCGGAAGCAGATGCTCCTAAGAGCGGTTATGAAACTCGTCAATACTATACACTTGCTGTTGACCCAACGAATGGAAAACCTGTATTACAAACATCTTCAAGTTCAGAATTGCTGGCTAGTAACAATAGTTTAAACACTGGAGCTGGTGTACAGGATGGTGTGCCAAAACGTAGTGGGTATGCTGGTTACTTGTTAGGTGACGGTTTTCCAGTTAACGGTTACGAATTTGGATTTGGAATACAATTTCCGGCAAATCCTGCTCCTGATGATTTTTTCCTTAGATCAGACATGATGCCTAACAGGTTGTATAGATTTGACGGGAAGCAAAGTGCATGGATTGCTGTAGAAGATGCTGTAAGAATGACTATGACTCAAACTGATACGAGAGCAACACAGAAAACTGGATTTATTAATAATGATTATTATACGTATAATGATGCTGTAATTTCTGATTACGCAAATTTAGATGTAGGCACCACTTCTATTAATACATTGATACCTTTTAATACTAGCGCTGTTTACTTGGTGTTGAAATATCAAACCGATGTACAAGCATTAGAATATGTAATTTCAGATTATCCAAACTTATTTACAGTGTACCAATATACCAGTCCTACCGGAGTTCAAACTAATAATGTGCAAATTAATTTACCTGTAATTAACAATGTGCAACAAACCATTCCATATGCTGGGCAATGGACTATTACACTATATAATGCTAGAGAAACACAAAAACAAAGTCTTAGTAAGGCACTTAAACCAAGGGCAGATTTATAATGGAATTTTTCTACGACGGACAAATTAGACGATATATTACACAGGTAATTCGTGTGTTTAGCAATTTTGTAGTACAATATGGCGATGGTACCTTGGTTCGTATTCCAGTTATGTATGGAGATGCTGATCGTCAAGTAGCTAGTATTATTAGAAATAATAGCGAAAACAAAGTCAGCAACGTTCCACGAATAGCTGTATATGTTACCCAGTTGGCGTTAGATAGAGACAGACTTGCTGATGCAACATTTGTAAGCAAAGTTAATATTCGTGAAAGAGATGTAGCCGGTGGAGCTTACACACAAAGTCAGGGTAGAAACTATACGGTTGAAAGACTGATGCCTACACCTTTTAAACTAACCATGAAAGTTGATATTTGGTCAAGCAGTACAGAACAAAAGTTACAAATACTTGAACAAATTTTAGTGTTGTTTAATCCTAGTTTAGAATTGCAAACTAATGACAATTATTTAGATTGGACTAGTCTTAGTGTGTTGAATCTTAATGACATTAATTGGTCAAGTAAAACTGTACCAGTCGGCAATGATACACCAATTGAAATTGGAACTTTGACTGTAGATACACCTATTTGGATAAGTCCTCCAGTTAAAGTTAAACGTCTTGGCGTTATTACAAAAATTGTTACTAGTATGTACAATAGTTCTGCTACTAGCAATAGCACATATATCGAAGGATTAGGTGCAGATCCTATAAGTCCAACTACTTCTTTCAGTGATTTTTTAGATTTATCAATTACTACTATAAACAATTATAAGATAGAAGTATATGGATCACAAGTAATTGCTTTACATCCAGCAGAAAGTTTATATCCAAATGAACCTACAATAGATGCAACACCAGTACGTCAAGGTGCACCAATTAACTGGTTAGAAATATTTGCATCGGCTGGAGGAAAATATATTGCTGGAAGCAGTACAATTTATCTACAACAACCTAACGGTTCATTTGTAGTAGGAACATTTGCAATTAATAGTTTAGATAACACTAAGTTACAAGTTAATTGGAATCCAGATACATTGACTACTAATACTGGTATTGATAGTCAAGGAAATCAAGAAGGCAGCGAACATTATAATGCATCAACTAGTCACAGACCCAATAGCCCTGGAACATTTGATGCTATCATAAATCCGCAATCGTATACTCCTGCAAATTTATCTGTAGGCACACGTTATTTAATTATAGAAGATATTGGATCTGCTGGAAATACCACAGCAGTATGGGGAGCGTTAGTAGCGGTTGCTAATGACATTATAGAATGGGACGGTTCTCGATGGAATGTAATTTTTAATGCTAGCCAAGAAACTACTAGTATGATATGGCAAACTAATATATACACAGGAGTTCAGTACTTATGGAACGGAGTTTCTTGGGTCAAGAGCTACGAAGGTGAATATACGGCTAGCCAATGGAAAATAGTACTATAAAAGAACAAATTGTATGTAGTGGTGCATTATTTTATGCCAAGACTACTGGCAGATTTTTGCTACTACAAAAAGCTCACGGTAAACACGAAGGTACTTGGGGGTTAGTAGGCGGTACTACTATTGACGGAGAAACTCCATGGGAGGGTCTTCAAAGAGAAATAGTAGAAGAAATTGGAATCATTCCTGACATAATCAAAACTATTCCATTAGAAACATTTGTTAGTAACGATCAGGTGTTTAATTTTCATACTTATTTGTGTGTAGTAGAAAAAGAATTTGTACCTATACTAAGCAACGAACATCAAGGGTGGTCGTGGGCAACTATAGATCGCGCACCTAAACCGTTACATCAAGGTCTGCGCAATAGTTTTAGTAGTAAAATTATTAGAACTAAATTACAAACAATATTTGATCTAGTTGAATTGATATAATAAAAAAGCCGCATATAGCGGCTTTTTTGTTTTTACGCTTGCGCTTCACCCCAACGTAGAATTAAGTTCTGGTTAAGCGGAGAACCTTGTGTAATATATGCATTAATAAACAATGCATCACAACCATTTGGATATGTGCCACGACCACCAATTGGAGTATTAGTCAATTCTTTAAAAGGAGTTAAATCTAACGAATCCTTGTTAGCTGGAGAATTAACATATGAGAATACAGTTTCGCCTGGTAATGCATATGTACCTCGACTAAACTGAATAATTGCACCGCTTGTTTGCGCAACTAATATTGTTTGATTAACAGTAATTGTTGAAGAACTAATTGACAAAACTTTAGTTAATCCTTGCAATGCTGCGGTACTATTTGGAAAGAATACGTCATCACCAACTTGAACACCTGCAACGCTAGCAACTGTAAATTGTGTTGCGCCAACACCTGGACTACTTGTAATAGTTGTTGAGTTTGTTACACTGTTATTGAATACCATGCTTGCACCTGGAGCAACTTGACTGAAACTTGGTTGTCCCGTTGGATTAACCGCACTACTTAAACTATTCCATTGTATATTAGTCAAAGCAGGATAGTTGCTAGGATTTAATACACCTTCAATAACAATGGCAGTATTAGCATTAGTTGTGTTACCCGCACATGATTCAAGTGTTTGTAACAAGAACGACGCACGATTAATAAGTTCACGTGCTCCTAGATCGCCTGGCAACGCATTACTTACACTAGGACTTAAACGTACAGCAAACGCTGTGGTCTTTTTAGTCGAAATGTTAACGTTGGGCTGACTATAGTTGAAAATATATGAACGGTCTGAATCAAATCCGCCGTCTTCAATAAATGCACTACCCCAGTGGCTAACAATTGGACTTGCACTTGGCAATATCAACACTACTCCAGTATTTGGAGTATGTGTTGCAACTGGTCCACCTAAAAATTGTCGATATCCACCAGTTACCCAAGGCACAATTGGTTGTGTTCTTGCACAGCCAGTTAATGCATTGATGTTCATGTAATAACTAGTATTAGGCGGAGTAAAAATAGCCTGTACCATTACAGTACCACTGCCGCCTGCTGTTGTTGGGTACGAAGTACTGAGTTGTAAAATATTTCCAGTAATGCTAAAAATATAATATGTTGTATTATTTGCAAGATTACCAAATGTGTACGCATTAGGATTTGTAAACACAATTGGCATACCAACATACATAT